CTGCAATGGGTGAGGCATTTACTAAAAGAGAATGTCGTTTACAAGACTATGAGAATCGTCAAAACTCTATTGAGATTGAATCTGACCCATCTCTAGTTGAAAATCAAACACACCAAGATTTGATTACAGAATGGAATCGTAGACAACAAGGTGTTATCGAAACATCTCGTAAAGCATACCAATGGGCGATTGATAATGGTATTGCAAAAGAACAGGCTCGTGCAGTCCTACCAGAAGGTTTGACAAAGACACGACTGTATATGAATGGAACACTACGTTCATGGATTCATTATATTGAATTGCGTTCCTCTAATGGAACACAAAAGGAGCATATGGAAGTTGCACAGAAGTGTGCGATTGAAATTGCGAAAATCTTCCCACTAATGGAGAAATTGTAATGTATAAGTTTATTTTTGAAGATGAAGATCGCCCTTGCCCATATGGTATCACTGATCCATACCATACTAAAAGAGTTGAGTTCCAAGTTAGAGATAATTCTGATTTGGATGAGATGTGTGACGCATTTGAAAACTTCCTCAAGGCGAATGGTTATCACTTTGATGGTAATGTAGATATTGTGCCTGAACATTCTTTTGATGAAACTGTTCGCAATAGTATTGATGATGCAACACCAGAAGAATGGAATCAGGCATATAAAAACGTGAAGGTTACATATAAGTAATGAGTGCTGTTTTTATAATTGGTAATGGTGAATCACGAAAGAGTGTAGACTTAGACGATCTTAAAACAAAGGGTGTGGTCTATGGATGTAATGCGCTCTATCGTGACTTCACACCAGACGCACTAATTTGTGTCGATGGTGGAATGATGCATGAAGTTTATTCAAATGGTTATGCATTAAAGAATAAATGTTATTTTCGTTCATGGACTAAACTACCTGGCGATGCATATGAGATGATAGTTGATATCAATCTATTTGAAGGTTGGCACAAATCACTTCATTCTGAAAATCCAAAACAGGGTAGAACACAATTCGTTATGAATGGAACAGACCCCAATCAGATGATGCGATTAGTAGAACTGGCAAAAAAGATTGCATCAGATAGAGGGGAAGAACTAGATGAGATTTTGTTACGACAACAGATGGGAAACCATCATCAGTGGGTAACATGGGTAGAAGAAAACGATGAAGTTTATCTGATACCAGAAGATTACGCTGGTTGGAGTGCAGGCCCAATCGCCGTAAGAATGGCTATCGAAAATCACAATCCAACAGATGTATTTCTAATTGGGTTTGATTTAGGTAGTTCGACAGGGTTGGTTAATAACGTATACAAAGGAACGTCAAATTACGTCACACAAGATGCTAGTGAGACCCCCTCTGTAAACTGGATTAAACAACACCAACAAAACTTTGAGGCATTCCCAGATGTTAAGTTTTGGAAAGTAAACCCTGCTCCACTTGGAACTGATGGAACTAGTCGGTTCATTGAAGAGTGGAAAGACTATGATAATCTACAGTACATCGAACTAGAAGATTTAGATTTATCTCTTGACTTTGGTTGGATGATGTAGTATTATATATACTATTATATGATGAGATGCATACTTATACTATGCAAAATGTGAAATACTTAAACATACGGAACATATACACATAAGGAGAAACATATGTCTATTTCAGCACTAAGAAACCAGAACTCTCTGGATAAACTACTTCAACAAGTCCAAAAGGACGATTCCCCTACAACCGAAAAGAAGTCATACGTTGACGAACGGCTCTGGAAACCCAATGTTGACAAGGCAGGCAACGGTTACGCAGTAATCCGATTCCTACCAGCACCAAAGGGTGAGGAGATGCCTTGGGTACGAGTTTGGAATCATGCATTCCAAGGCCCAACTGGACAGTGGTATATTGAGAACTCTCTTACCACACTCAATCAGAAAGACCCAGTGAGTGAGTACAATACTCAACTGTGGAACTCTGGTGTGGAGAGTGATAAAGAAATCGCTCGTAAACAAAAGCGTAAACTCTCATACTATGCAAACATCTATGTTGTTGAGGATCGAATGAATCCAGAAAATAACGGTAAGGTGATGTTGTACAAGTTTGGTAAGAAAATCTTTGACAAACTCATGGAAGCAATGCAACCAGAGTTTCCAGATGAAAAACCAATCAACCCATTTGATTTGTGGGAAGGTGCAAACTTCATGTTGAAGATTCGTAAAGTAGACGGTTACTGGAACTATGATAAGTCTGGCTTTGAGAGCACTTCTCAACTGAAATCATCAGATGAGGAACTTGAAGCAATTTATAATGCAGAACACTCTCTTGCAGAGTTCAATGCATCCAGCAGTTTCAAATCATATGATGAATTGAAAACTCGTTTGGATGCAGTTCTATCTGGAACTGTTGTTGCAACAAAAACTGCTGCTGCAATGGCAGAAGAAGATGAAGTACCATTCACACCAACCTTTAAGTCTGAACCTGCTCCTGCTATGGCATCAGTGGATGACGATGATGATGACGCAATGTCATACTTTGAAAAGTTGGCGAATGAATAAGGTATAGTAGTAAAGTCCTTTGTGCAGTAAGTCTCTCTGAGTCGTAACACCACATAAAAAGACTACTAATTA